GCGGCGGGTACCCACTTCATCTGGGCCTGCATTGAATCGTACTGGGCCTGCGTCAGTATCCCGAAGCGTTCTTTTTCATGATCCAGCGCCTCGGCAAATGATACGTGATGTTTCTGGGCATAGATGGTGGCGCCGGCTTCTAGATAGTGATAGTCGGTTGCCTTCTTGACGTCGGAAATGTATGTCTCATACGTCTGGGTTCCATAGTCAATTTCTTTGTTGAGCGCCTTGATGTCGTCCTTTAGACCCTGGACTCGTCCAGCTTCGTAGGCGAAGGCTGCCACCAGAAGACCGATGGCGCCAATCAATGTCCCTTTGGTCAAAAGAATGTTCAGTTTTTCGGCTTCATTCAGTGCCTTGATGGTAGAGGCAAGCGCCTTGACCTTGGGAATGGCAAAGATGACCGCTGCCGTAAAGCCACTGAACGCAGTGGCGGCCGCCAGAGCATAGCTCTTTGATTCGAGTTGGCTCTTGTTCATGCTCTCGATGCCCTCAAGGAATTCCGTGGTTGCCTTGATGAGCATCGAGAACGCAGGTAGATAGGCTTCGCCAATCAAACGGCGGGATTCTTCAAAGTGGCGGTCAAGAGATGTGAGCTGCTTGCCAGCCGTTCCCATGGCCGAGGTATAGGCGCCAGTGATGGAGTTGCCGGCCCGCATGACCTCATTGGTTCTGGCCTGAACCTTCTGTTCCTCCGTCAGCGCAGTTGTGGCCACCCCGAGAGATTCGGCCATGCGCTTGTAGGAGTCCTGGAAGCTGACTTGAAGCCCCAGAGTTCTCGCCATGCGAACATTTCCGCTGGTGATGACATACACCAGCCTTTGGAATGCCTCAGAAGAGTTGATGCCCGCTATGACGGCCGCATTCTGGGCTTCCCGGGCCAGATCCGCACCATGTGCCCAGTCCACGTTGGCCTCGGCCATGAGGGCCATGGCCTCGCGCGTCTTTGGAAGCGTGATGCCCTGCGCCTTGATCTGCTGTTCGATGTCCCGCGTCTGCTTGGCCGTGTAGCCGGTGTTCTTACCAAGAGTCTCCGTAACCGTGCCAAGCGTCTGAACGCGCGCGGCCAGAATGGTCGTATTGGCGATGAGCCCGGCACCAGCCGCGGCAAATGCGCCCAGTGCCACGCCAGCCGTCTTGTAGGATGACTCCATGGCCTGGTTGGCCTTAGTCACCTTGTCTGACGACTGCTTGATTTGACCGCCCAGCTTGTTGAATTCTTGGATGGCCTGCTGTGCGGCAGCCGTTATGATGATTCTGGCTTCAGCGCTAAGCATCTATCTCGTCCTCTTTGGCATACTTGATGAGTTTGTAGATTTCCCAGTGGCGCGCGGAAACGCTGTCAGGCCGATGTGCGCCGACAGCGTTCAGGACATCTGAGTACATTTCCATCATGTTGAGAAGACTGACTGCGCGCACGGCCCGACCCTCATCCTGTTTGTCCAGCTGGTCAAATGTCCAGCCGAAACGGTCCACAACCTGTGCATCGAGAAGGTCATCTGGCGGCGCGCCGTCGCCCTCAAGGAATTCCCTGAGGGCTATCAGGCGTTTTTTGGGACTTCGTTCCTCATCGTCCGGGCACGGAACCAGGAGCCCATAATCCATCCCAGTATGGTTCCGTCCTCCAGCCGGTCGAGATTGTCCAATCCTTTTTCCTTGTCAAAGGCCAGCTTCTTGCCTTCAAAGTCCGTCAGATTCCAGTTCTCAATGTAGGGGACGATAATCCCCAAGACCACCATGTCTTCAGTGGCGTCGATGGCCTTCCTGCGGTCGCCAAAGGGCCACCTGTCATCCCGGAATTCAATCCAGCATTTCTCGTAGCCCTCAACATCGCAGTCGATGCGAATCGCCATATCACAACCTCCAGTTGTAGGACCCTGGCCCGAGTCCTTTCAAGAACTAGCTGATGCAGGCAGATGTCATGGAGCCGGACGCAATTTGCAGCGAGTAGTTCACGGTCACGATGCCATCCACGGGTTGGTTGTTGGCGTAGTTCGACAGGCGCATGGACGCCGTGTAGACCGGGCAGCCAGACACCGAACCAGCCGGAAAATATTGGGCACGCGCCACCAGCGAACCGGCATACATCTCGTCCAGAAGTCCAGTGATTTCCGTGGTGGACGCTGAAGAGTCAAAGATGGCCGTAATGTCCATCGTCAGGTCCCGCAGACCGTCAATTCTCTGGACGGTATGGTTTCCGAACGTGGTGGCTTCGGGGTTGTTCTTCGAGCGCGTGAACGTGATGGACTGGGTGTCGCTCGACATGTTCTGACATGTGCCACTCTGGTCATCAAGGTACAGTTGGCCGTAAGAGCCATGAAGTTTTCCCATCTAATCAGTCCTCCAGCGTTTCTATTGGGCTTAGAACAGGTTCGGGTTTCGGTTGTAGTTCTGGTTCTTTCCTGGCGGGTTCATCACCAGAAATGACAAAGGCTGTATGGCTTGAATCCGGGCCGTCTCCGCCAACTCCGCAGTAGGCCCATGTTGCGCCCTTGTACTTCTTGATGAACAGGTCCTTCTCGCCACAAAGCGGACAGTACGAGCCTTCGAGTCGCTTCGGCATGCGTCCTCCATTCAAAACAAAAGCCGCCCCGGCAAGGGCGGCTGGTCAAGTCCGCTGGGCGCGCCAAGTGCGCGCTACCGCGTTTCTTCACATGCCATTATAGCATGGGGACAGGCGATAACGCGTCAACGCAAGAAACTGGGGGACTTTTCGCAATTATCCGACTTGCGCGCAAGTCCAGATTGGGTACAATAGACGGGAAATCTGAACCAGTGATAAAGGTGATGCCTAATGCCTGCCAGCGGGGAGAAGATTCACTGCGTATATCTGTATGCAGATACGGACCGAGAGTGGAACACGAGCAATTGGAGATGTCACCTGCTCTCAAATGCGATCAACTACCGCAACGACAAGGACCCCAAGCGGTTCCCGCATACGGCGCGCATGATCCAGATGCAGTCTGCGATGGACTTCCACCATCCGGCGATTCAGCGTGCCCTGGGCGAGGCCGACATCTTGGTGTTCCAGAGGAACGTCATTGATGAAGTGGTGTACGACGCCATGGACTACTGGCGGGCGCTGGGCAAGATTGTTCTGGTGGACCTGGACGACCACTATCCAGGAATCCCACCAAGCAATCCGGCGTTTCCGTACTGGATTCAGAATGTGGGGGAACTGGATCCACCGCCAGTGGAGAGGCTAAAGAAGGGCCTTGAGCATGCCGACGCCCTCATATCCCCGAATCAACTCATCCTGAAGGACTGGGAAAAGGTGGTTCCGGGCTACTTCTGGCCGAACTATCCGGCACAGAAGGACTATGAAAATCTGCCGCGCAAGGAATACGGCGCGCCAGACTACCTATTCACCTATATCAACAAGGGCATAGAGGACAAGCAGGAACTTGTGGCGGCAGAACGCCCAAACAGCGCGGGCCAGATTGTCATTTCTTGGGGCGGCAGCATTTCACATGTGGATTCATTCGTCTACTCCGGCGTCCTGGATGGGCTGGCCAGACTCATGGAAGAAGATGAGCGCGTGGTGTTTCGGTTCTGTGGCAATGAGAACAGGCTGGACTTTCTGCTTGCTAAGCTGCCAGAGGGCCGCGTGATACGCCAGGGTGGCGTGTCGCCATACGACTGGCCTAAGGTGGTAGCAACGGCAGACATCGGCATTGCGCCCATGGACATGCGCCCAGTGACCAGCCACACGGAAACGGAGAATGAGGGCTATTCCTATGATGAACGGCGTTCATGGCTGAAGCTGGTGGAGTACGTCTGTGCCGGCGTTCCGTTCGTGGCGACTGACTGTTTCCCTTACCAGGAGTTCAGAAGCAAGGGCAAGCTGATTGAGAATGGGGCAGACAACTGGTACAACGCACTCAAGGCCCAGGTTGGTTCGCTGTACAATCTCAAGCAAATTGCCAAGAAGAACCGGACATGGGCCATGAAGCGGTACACACAGGAGGCCAACGCCGAAAAGCTCATCAAGCTCTACATTCGCATTGGCGAAGAAACACAGGCGCGACGGGGCCTGAGAATGCCGGATGTTCTGTATGTTGGTGAAGTCGCAAAGGACTACAAGACGCCGGATGGGTTCGATGAACAGATAGCCAATCTTCCTCCGCTTGAGGATGGTGGCGACCCGCTTGGGGCTGGGCATCAGGCACCATGGCATGGGGAAGTTTCCCGCATCGCCCAGCACTGGGCAGATGAATTCAACCTTGACTACATGGGCATTCCATTGGACAGAACGATTGAGTATTCGGTGCTGTCTCGATTGAATCAAGCGTATTCGGAGGCACATGACAGTGACTGACGCCGAAGCCAAAAAGCCCGTCCTGCTGCTGTCTGGGGGATCCAACCAGATTTCCCTTTGCGAAGTACTGGCCGAAGACTACCGGCTGGCGTTCCTGAATTCGCAAGTTGCCGAAACCATCCAGTCCCTTGGTGCCGAAGTCATCCGGCTAGAGAAGTATGCGGATGATGGACTGGTGACAAAGGCTGAGAACAAGAGCATATGGTATGCCACCCAGATTGTGGAAGGCATGGAGCATAAGACCTTCCTTGGCCTGTCAGACATCGCCAGCCTGAAAGAACCTGAGCTGGGTGAGTGGTTCCCCGGCTTTCTGCATGCACACGTTAGCGCTGCACTGGCGCGCATCGGCGCTTGTTCAAGGCTGCATCTTGACGAACACATTGCCGGGATCATTGTTCATGAAGACGTGACGGACGATGGGCGCATTCTGGCGCAGTTCGGCATCGCCAACGGCATCCCTACAGTTCACATACCCCACGCCAACCACTTCCTTGCACCGGACGCCAATGACATACATCGTCAGGTGACGGCAAACTTCATCGGGGCATACGGAGCGTGGATGCGTGACTGGTACGTGTCATGCGGCGTACCGGACGCCAACATTCGCCTGGTGGGAAACCTGTCCTATGATTGGCTTTACGACGACACGAATCTGCCAAGCCGCGAGCATGCACGCCGGGCGCTGGGATTTGCCGAAGACGATTTCATTATCGCCTACGGCACGACGTGGGCCCAGTCCACCAACGTATGGGGTGAAGGGCAGGCCATTCTTGACGCCGACGCCGTGGCCATCATCGAGGCCATGCCGTCCATCAAGGCCAAGTTGATTGTGAAGATGCACCCCGGCGAACCCCAGGGGCGCGAGAGCCTATACCGAGAACTTATGCTTAGGGCTGGCGTCGAAGGGGCTATAATGAGGGGGAAGAATGAGTTCGCCCTGATTGCGTCCGATCTTCTGCTTACACAGGGCTCTAGCAACATTGCCGTTCAGTCGCATGTTCTGGGCACACCAGTGGCTGAAGTGTTTCAAAAGGGGACACGCTACCCCGTGAAGTATGGCATACCTGGCTTTTGGGCTGCTCATGTTGATGACGCTCTTCCGAAGCTGGTGGAAGAACCGCCAGAAGTGAATGAGACGTTCATTCGGGACATGAATTATGACCATGACGGCAAGGCAGTAGAGCGAGCGGTGGAGTACGTAAAGGAACTGACGCTTGGCGATTGATGTCCAGTTCGATACCTCAGAGTTCGACCAGATAGCCAATGCCTTCGCTCAAGCTGACCGCGCCGCTGGGCAGTTCGTCAACGGCAACATGGAAGGTCTGGGCAGGCGCATTGCGTTTATCATGCGCCAGCAGATTCGCCAGCATCGGTACAAGGGCGATCTTGAGGCAAGCATTCAGTCCCAATATTCTGTTCAGGGATTCAAGCTGGAAATAGGCCCTACTGCCAAGAGGGGGAACTATGATGCAGGGTTACTGCTCCAGCGCGGAACAAGGCCGATCCCCAATGCGCCTTTTGGCCCCATCGCCATGTGGGCGCGGTTCAGGGGCCTTCCGGCCGGCCCTGTCTGGTGGAGCATCAAGACGCGCGGTGTCAAGGCACATCCATTCCTTGAGGAAACGCTGGAACGCGGCGACACACAAACCGCCATCAGGAACACGGCCCTTCGCATCGGCATCAATCTAATCGGCCACACATTCCAGCAGTTCCCCACCAAGGGCGGCAAGTCGTTCACCGCCACGTCAGCCGATACAGGATTCGGTTCGGAGGCTGGACTATGACAATACAGACCGTACGCAATGGTCTTATCGCCACGATTGTAGCCGCGGGCAAGTGGCAGCCATCGGAAATCTCGGCGTGCGACTTCGGCGTGGCGACCTTCTCCGGTTCTTCCATCGTTCTACAGCCTGGCCCCAACTCGCGCATTCGCCCGATTGCTGATGGCAGTATGACCATGAGCGGATGCGCCGCCCGAACGAAAGAGCGCACCCATGACATCAGCGGGATTGTGATGGTGAAAGATCCGGGCGACCCCACGCTTCTGCTTGGCTTGCTGTGGCAGGCGGCGGACGACATCTTTGCCAGCGTCAATTTAGATGACACGCTGAACAACACATGTGAAGTGGCCTACATCTCATCCATCAGCAGGCCAAGCATCGACAGCTTCATCACCAGTGGTGACGTGGACTTTGGGTTCATCACATTCAGCGTGGCCGCGACTGAGTACGTCTAACAAAGTCAGTCCCCCCGTTCGCTTCGGCGGCCGGGTGCAGAGATGCCACTTATGGCGTCTCTTGCTTATTCAATGACGAAGCCCCTCCATCACAGAGGGGCTTCGTGGGCCAGTGGAGGCTCGGGTATTGTCTAGCTTGCGCTGGTGTCTGGCGCTATCTGTGCGCCCTGGTAGTCAAACTGCCCTCGCTTGAATCTTGGGGAAACCCTGTCGGTATTGCTTTCCACGCTGTCTACTTCGGATTCGGAAATCCCGCCAACATACCAGCTTTCCGTCTTGCTGATGCTCAGTCGGGACAGATCCATCATCTCCAGGTCCTTCAATCCGTCCTGAAAGGCGCGTCTGAACATGTCGGCGCGTGTACGTTCGCCCTGAGACGTTCTGGGCGAGCTTCTGGCCATTTCTGCGCGGTAGGCGGCATAGTTGGCCTCAATGTCGGCCAGATAGTCGTACAGGGCGTTTCCTGATCCAACGGGCGTGGAATAGCCCATGGCACCAAGTTTGGTGTTTATCAGGGCACAGCCCGATGACATGAAACTGATGAGTGCGGCACTGCCGGGGGTAACATTAGACGCCAGCCCGTCGAAGCTGCTGGCGGCATTGATGAGGTTTGGAATCAGCGCGGCGACCCGCGCACATGTAGAATAAGCCATGAGTTTGCGCCTAACGCCTCCCTCGGGACATTGAGCCCGAGGGAGGCTTCAGTGGCGTATACCGCAGACTTATGCCACAGATTTCAGCAAGTAGCCTGCGTCGTTCGCTGTGACCTTGTTGTCCCAGGATGCCCGGGCCTCAACCACTTCGGCGTGTTCCTGGTCCTCCCGGTAGCGATTGATCTCCCGGTTCTTCCAGATGAACGTGTAGCCCGCCGTGGGCGAGTCCAGTGCCGGATTTGGCGTCACATAGCCAAGGAACATATGGGTTCCAGAGATGAACGTCTGCGAAACCGCGGCGCCTTCGTTGGCGCTGTCCTGCACAGCGTAGGACACCAGAACCTTGTTCACGCCGATGATGTCAGCCAGCTGCTGCTCGCTGATGGGGGCCGCCGGGTTCCCGCGCTGTGCTCCACCAAACAGGCCGGAGAGCTGTGGATGGAACCGGAGCTTGCCCCAAGCGCATGCGCCGACAACGGCAATGTTCGGTCGCCGGCCAATGGCCTGTGCAACGGTCAGAATGCCGGTTTCGATGTCGCCCAAAGGACAGGCGTTGGAGGCTGACCACAGAACTGACGGAGTGGCCGAACTTGCCCAGCCCGATCCGAACACGTTCCCGAGTACGTCCGCTTCCATGGACTTCAGGATCTGGTCACTCACGAATTCCGTGGCACGCACCAGCGGCCGTAGAGGATCGTCGGAGTTTTCCATCACCTCATCAGGCACCTGCTTGGCAACCGCTTTTTCGATTGCCAGGTAGGAGCTGGTTGAGAGCGTGTATTCGGCCCGCTGTGCGCGCGTGCCAGGTGCCCGCACGCCAGTTTCATCACGGAACCACGAAGCCTTGGGAAAGACGAAGAACTTGTTGGACTGCTTCATGACCGGGACAATGGGAAAAATCTGGTCAAAGATGTACTCTGCGTTCGAGTACGCGATACTGACATTGGTCAGGGCAGTATCGAGGTGGCTCTGTCGAGCAGTAGGTGAGGGCATGTTCTATCCTCCTGATGCCTTTCTTAGACGCTGTCGGTGCCGAGGCAGGTGGAGGTAACGAAGATCAAGACATTACCATACACACTTGCATCGGCTGTGGTAACGCGAGGGCCAAACCATCGGCCAATCACGTGGTCGGTGCCATCCACTGCTGAACAGGCTTCGACCAGGCCATCAGAAGCACCCGTGAGCCACGCACCGTGTGCCAAATCGCAGACCGCCACGCGCCCAAGGGCCTTGGTGAAGCCAATGCACTTCACGGCAGCTTCCTGACCGGCGCTTGGATCATTGGTCAGAATGCCGATGGCCAGCGGCGAGCCTGAGCCAATCGTTTCACTGGCGAAGGCCTGAACGTAGCCGGAACTGGAAGAAGCCTTGACCAGCTTGAATTGCTGAGCGGTCAGATCAGCGTCTGCCAGGAACGGAACGTCTGCGATGCCATCACTGAAGTAGTTCGCCATGTTTCAAATCCTCCTTAAGCCGCGGCGTACGCCTTGGCCAGTTCGGGATGTTCCTTGCCCACGATAGTGAAGGCTTCGGAATACTTGGACATATCGCCGCCAAAGTCAGATTTGATCTTGGCAAGCGCCAGGGTGTTCAGATCGGTCCCTTCGTTCTCTTGCTCGGAGCCGATTTCCTTCAACAGCCCCGCCTCTTCCATGGCCGTGTCAAAAGCCGCAAACTGCTCACGGAGCCAGTCGGCCATCTCCTGACTGACGGCCTCAAGCGCGCCCATCTTCTCAACGTATGTTTCCACCTTGATGGGAAGTGCCTTGAATGCATCAGCCTCTCGTTTGAGCTCACTGTTCCGGCGCGCCATGCGCTCCGTCTTCAACTCGGCTTCCAGCTTATCGGCCTTCGCCTTCGTCTCGGCCAGTGCTACGCTCAGGGTTTCAATTTCCGGGCCATCTGCCATCTTGTCTTCTCCTTGAACGGACATGAGTTCTACGCCGAGAACTTGTTCGGCCAATTCATCGCCAAGCTCATTCACCACGGATTCGGCATCAAGTTCGCCAGCTTCAACCTGCTTTCGGATGTCAGCCAACTCTTCCTGCGCTTCATCACCCTGGAATAGAGCCTTGATTCGTTCCATAACGCTCATGTTGCTAGTCCTCCAGTCTTGGGGCAGCATATCTGTGGCGCCCAATGCCCGGGCCCGCTTGATGATGTGCCGCTTGACCTGTGCCTTCGGTTTGTTCGTGCGTCCGATTGAACGAATGGCATTCTGCAAATCCTGCTTGTTCTCAATCGGGTAAGATCCATCAGGTAGCGCAAAGCCTTTCTTGGCCAACTGTCTGCGCTGTTCAGCTGTGAACGTTCGGAAATACTCCGGTTCGTCAAACTTTGCCCGCATGTCTTCGCCGTCTTTGCTCTGGCCCAGATTGCTGTATCTCTTTTCAAGTCCACTTGCCAGATTGGTGATAGCGGTTGCGGCACTCTTGTAATCGCCGTTCTGTGAAGCCTGCGTCATGGCATTGTTCATAAGCATCTTCATGACGTTGGCCATGTCGGACGCTTCGTCCGCAATCTCGGCGGACTGTTTGTAGGCATCGTATTCATCCCACGTGCTGGCTCCGCCATAGGGAAGGTACTGTTGGTCCGGTGCATCAAGGTTGAATTTCTCCACGGGCACCTCCCCGCGCTCTGTGTGATAGATGGCCAGTTCGTCATGGCCGAAGAATGGTTGCGGTGTCAGTGCCAGGCCCACCAGAACATTGTCCATCTCAGTTCCGGTGCGCGGATCCTGATACTTGGCTCCGTTGTTCAGCGTCCACACGACCTCGGCAGACACACCATCGTAGCCATCCTCTTCAACGGCTTTCATGCCCTTGGGCAGCAGGTCATAGTCCGTGGCATACAGTCCCGGACCCTTGGGTCCATCCTGCAAATAGGCCACGTCCTTGATGTCACCAACCTTGCCGCCGTTTTCCTCATGGTCAAGATTGATGCCGACACGGAAATTCGGCTGGCCGCCCTTGAAGTTCTTCGCCATCTCTTGAAGACGGTCGGCGGTCACTTCGAGTTTGCGGGCGCCTCGAAACCATGTGCCCTGAGGCAGAAGGCGCAAGGGCTTGGTGATGTCGATTTTCCCGAACGGGTCAACCTGGTAAAGTACGGAACTGAAGTCTTGTTCGTCAGCCATCAGTGTCCCTTCAAAAGCAAAACCGCCCACATGGGGCGGTTGGTCATTCCGCATGGACGCGCCAGATGCGCGCCTACCGCGTTCTTCACACGCAATTATAGCATGTCTGATTGGGGTTTAGATGGAACGCTTCATTCCCGCGCCAGTCCAGTGAAATGGCTAAACTGCTAAAGCAAGTTCTCTGGAATAGCCGACAGGTCAAGCCCGGACGTGCGCTGATTGCCACCGCTGTCCGGCGTGTTGATAAGCAGTTGGCAGCGGCAGTCGCCATCGCATTCGGTCCCGCCACCAGGATAGACACCGCCAGTAATGGACAACATCTCGTCCCATGAGCCGTACTCCTGTTCGCCAAACTCCAGACAGTCGTTGCAGTGTTCGGCCCTCGGGTCACGCTGCCAGTAGATTGTGGGGCTCAAGTCGGCAGCGTTCATCAGGCGTGCGGTTTCGCCCACGCCGGCATTGATGCCGCCCCACATGGCACCAGAATAGGACTCCACACGCGCCTGCACCTTCGACAGCGCAGAGAAGATGCCCGTTGCACCCAGCGCCATGACACCGGGATTGGTGATGATGTCATACAGGCGTTGGCGCATGTCTGATGCAAGGCCGCCGTCAATGTATCCCTGATACTGGCGTTGATTGAAGCTGATGGTATTCTGTGCGGCCGCGGTCAAATCAAGGCCACCCATGCCAATGGTAACGCCTTGCCTGATGGCGCGGTTGGTCAGCACTTTCATCTGGGATTGGAGGTTCTGAACCGCGGCGTCAATCACCGCCTGCTGTTCACTGTAATCGAACGCGTCCTCAAGTTGGACCGCAAGGTCCTGAGACCAGGCAACATACAGCGCGGCAAGATCCTTCTGGAAGCGGTTGGTGTTCTCTTCCCACGTCTGCGGTCTGCCTGGCTTCCCGTCGGTCCTCAAGGCAAAGTAGGACTTCAAAGAAAACCGTTCGGCCTTCGCCCGGGCCTTTGCCAATGAGGGTTCGGGGCCGGCGTTTTGCGGTGGCACGTCGGAAGGAACCAGAGGCTTTCCGGCCAGCGGTTGACCGGCCTCATCGGTTCCGAGTTGCGGCAGGTCCAGAAGCTGGCGCACCTTGCGTTCGTCACCCTCAACTGGATGCAGAATGTCAGCTCCCACAGCATCGGATATGGCGGTTAGTATCTTCTCAACATCAGGTCGCCGGACGCTTGCCACGTCAAAGGCGGGCAGAGAAGATATGCCGGTGAAAGATGGGGCATTCAACCGAAACAGTCTTGGTACGGCGAAGCTGTTCAGCGTTTCGGCCAGCGTCGTAAGCCATCCGGTCACGGCATCCGCGAAGAAGTCCACCAGCTCTCCAGCAAGCGCCTGAGTTCCGCGCTCTGTCAGGCCAAGGAAGATGAACTGCGCCAGAACGGTTTGCGCCTTCTGCTGGTTGTAGCGTTCTATGGCCTTGTCATAGTCCACAAGGTTGTTGGACGCCGGCGAACGCAGCTCTAGCAGGATGCCCTTGCCGTCATTGCCCATCTTACGATGGGGAATAACAAGGCCAGCCTGGGAGTCGTTTCTGACATCACGCACAACCTGCTTGGCGTATGCGTAATCCGACGTACTGTTGGACGAGTCCTTGCTTGTGCCTTCCCCAAGGTACATCACGGGAAGACCGCCGCCCATGCGTTCGGCGGCTATGCCCTCAAGTTCCATGAACTGCTTGGCGTAGTACCAGGGAATGTAGGCTGACCTGAGCGCGCTTTTGCCCTGCGGGTTGTTCTTGGCGGCAGTAGTCCGGTAAAGAATCATCTTCTCAATTGGTATCTTGCGTGGCTGGTAGTTCGGGGCCGCCAACTGGTTCATGGCCGCAATGCCGCCGTTCTTGTCAAAGTCCCATTCGTTGCCCGGAGATAGCGAATCCTGTGACCGGAAACCGAACTTGCGCCATCCAATCAGGCCGTCGTCAAAGTTGCTCAGTGGGTCGGCAAACGGACCCTGCCGTTTCTTGTAGACAATCTCAAATGGTGAGAAGCCGAATGGCAGCATGGAAAGCGCCTGTGTGATGTGGTCATCCCACGAATGGCTCATGTCTTCCTTGCACGATTCAAGGAACTCGGCCGCCTTCTTGTCGGCTGGCATTTCTCCACCGGGAACAACAGACCAGTCAGCGCCGCGCATGCTCATTTCGGCAGCGAAGAGGGTGGCTCCGATGATGGGATCATCCACCATTTCCTGAACAATCTTCACCAGGTTTGACAGGTCTCGCCAGTTCGGAAGGTAGTCGTCCTGAACCATGCCGCCGAATCGCTTGAGACCGGTAACGCCAAACTCCCCGTACAGATTGGCGCCCGCGCTTGATGCGAATTCGTCTGTTTGGCCCTCTCGCTTGTGGCGATAGACGGTAGTACGCGACACGCTGAATTCATCGGCCAGTTTGGTAGGACTTTCACCGGCCAATACTCTTCGGGTCAGTTCTTTGCTTTGCTTTTCTGTCAGATTAGCCATGTCACGCTCCAGGTATTGAATGCTTGATGATGATTTCTGTCATGGCTCGGAATTCTGCGGCAAGGTCGTTCAGGGCTTCGGTGAATTGCCCCGACATGCCCTCCAGGTCCCCGCTGGCCACG